CGTGTCAGTTACGGACTTGATCTCGACTGCCATCGTATCGGGGTCAAGCGAGTACACCTCGTCGCCAACGTCCAATTGTTGGATGTTCGCGACACCATCGGGTGTGAGCACTTCAGTGTCCCCCGTGAAGCAGTTGCGTTGTCGCTTCGTGGCGGCGTACATAATACCCGTGAACGCCTTGTTCCAGCGGATGTACGTCTCGGCCTTCGAGGGGAGGATGCCCTCGTGTTCCTCTGGCGGCACGAAGTAGATGGGCTCGAGATACTCTTGAATCCGCCACCAGCCGTCTCGCCACTTGATCGTTTCTTTCCGAGGATCGACAATTAACTTGTAACTCCCATCAGTAAAGTCACTGTACAGCTCGTCTGGCGAGAGACGCTTGATGGGACGTCGGTCAATCCACGACCAGCGAGCCGTCCGTTTCGAGAACGGGCTCTCGCGGAGATCCTGCTCGTCGCCGATCACCGTCTCTGGTGAGGCGTTGAGTGCGCGAAGCAACTGGGGGTAGAGGCTCGAGAAGTCTAAATAGGTATCATTGCGATGGAGACCTGGGATCGGCTCCTTGACCACAGCCCCGTGATACCGCGATCGGTCAGTTTGCCCGCTCGAGGGAAGGGTAATGCCCAGGCGACGGGCCTCCCGTAGTATGTCGTAATCGATGACGTCGCCCGAATGGTGAACCTCCGTCCATCGGGCGCCCGAGAGTCGCTGGAGGCTCGGATACAGCGTTTGCTCGCTCACTGCCCATCACCTACGTGGCGCTGGTAGGCGTCCTCGACTCTGTCGAGCCAGTGCTCCCGCTCGTCGAACCAGTAATCGGTGCGGGACAGTCTACCCCGCTCTCGCAAGCGTTTCTCACCCGTCTCCTCGTGACGGTACTGCGCATACAGGACGGTCCGAACGACGATGAACGCCGAGTGTGTACTGACGACCTCGTACCCGTGCTCGTACCCATGTCTCCGCCACACACCCTTGAGGTGCCACGTCCACTCGGGAAGCCACGAAGTGAGTGCAGAACCAAGGGTCCGTATCGATAGGAGTACCACTGCCATGATCAGACTCGCTCCATCACGGCCCCGCAGTCGGGGCAGATCCAATCCATGCCAATGCGCGTGGCCTCCGCAGCACGGTACCTATGGCCATCCGTACACTCGAGTGTGGGGTTCGATCTGCTCATAACAGTTGCTTGTTTTCGTTGATCCGCACGGTAGCCTCGACGTCTCGGGCACTGTACGCCAGAAACTCGATGGGATCTTCTTTCCACGCGTCCTGTTCGTCGACGTCAAGTTTCTTGAGATCCGTCTCGAGGGCAGCCACGTTTTCCAACTTAGCCGACTGCAGCTGCGTGTATACGGACTTCTTGTAAGCTGCAAGCAGATCGAAGACGTGGATGCCCGTCACATCGCTGTTGACGAAGCGCCCACCATCCTCGTGTCGGTCGACGCTGCGGGTCGGCGAGATGGACACGACGTCGTTCAGATCGATCTCAAAGCAGCGGTTGATGAAATATGGAACGTCGAACGAGTCGTTGTTCCATCCCGCGAGAACATCTGGGCGGGTGTCGAGAAGCCACTGTATCACGTCCACAAGCAGTGCTCGCTCGTCATCGTACAGATGGGCGGTAGTATCGATGCCAACCCGCTCGGCGATGGCCTCTGTGGCGTGTGCAGCGTCCAAGTCGCTCCACAGCTCGTTCTCAGATTGGCGCAAGGCGAACGTCTCGTACTCGCCCGAATAGCTGTCGTGTAAGGAGACAGCCGTGACAGGCTGCTGTGCAGCCGCAGGCTCGGGGAACTCACCTTCTGTATAGACCTCGAGGTCCCACGTACAGATCCGTGGGTTGGGAGAGGACTCGTCCTCGCGCAATTGCTCGTGCTCGATCGAGGGCAGTTCCCCCTCGCGGGCATCACTGTGGACCACAGGGACCACCTCAGACGCCTCGAGCGGCTCCTCAGCGCCGATGGGGACTCGACACAGGTCACGGATCTCGCGGTCGATCAAAAACCGCTGCGGGAAGAGTACGTCCGCCTCACCCGTTTGCACACCCTCGTCGTGCAGTACCTCACGAAGGTCACGGACACTCCACGGCACAGCCGTCTCGACTCGCCACGCTTTCTGATACGGACTATCAGCAGTACCGTAGGCACCGAGCAGCGGCCGATCAGCGGGGCGCACGCCGATGACCCGTCGGTCGTGGTTGAGATCCTCGATGATCTGTTCAGAGGCATCGCCCTCGACCAGCAGGTATGGTCGGAACCGATGCACCGCAAAGTGACGGTATTCCCCATCGAGCGTTCTCCCATGGAAGTGCAACACGGGCATCCGCCGCTGGTAGCCGTCCTCCTCAATCTCGTACCAGCCGTCGACGATGCGGAGTATCTCCTCGTCCCGAGTGCCCCCTCGACGATTCCCTTGCCGTTGAACCCGCTCACCGAGTAACATCCATGTGTAGATAGTCGCTGACGAAATAAAAGTCTGGTGGTCACACCGTCGGCACTCGCCCGCAATCAACGCAGCACTGCTCGTCGATTCTTCAACTGATAGTCGACTTGGTTGTCGGCGAACACCGTCTTGATCACGACGTCACCCCGTACATTCGGATCGGTGTTGTCCGTACCGACCATCAGTACAGGCCGTCGTGCCAGTTCACCCTCGTATCTCCGTAGGTAATCGTAGTACAGCTCCTCGCTCTCAGCGCAGACGCCGTCGTACCACATCGTCGGCAGTAGATCTGGGTCGCCGCCGATGCGCTGCTTGAACTGATTACGGGTATGGAACGGAACACCCACAGTCGTCATGGCGGGCCCACCTCCATTACGTCCTCGATGATGCCTCCAAGAACGTATACAGATACGATCATGAGAGCCCATGCCGCTGCATGCAGTGCTATCTGTGGGTACGAGAGAGCGATATAGAGGACCCCCGCAAGAATGGTCAGCATCACCGCTCCAAGCACGAATCGTGTGACGTGTACGCGAACCTTCATGGATCGATCACACCCTCGCTCACAAGCTGCTCCCAGAGCGGGTCGACAGACGAGTACACGACGATATCGTGCTCCAAACTGTCACTCTCGATGAGTAGCTCGTACGCACCGCTGACCTTAGTGATCGTTACCGCTGCATCGTCGATTTCGAGGGCGTCGTCAGTCACGAGAATCGTCCCCCTCGAAGTAGCCGTCTTCGACCTGGTCAGCGACAACTGTCCATATCATCCCCTCTTGGACGTCGTCATCGTAAAGACAGAGATCGTTCTCGCAGTGCTCACACATCACTCACTCACCGCCGCAACATGAACGGACAGGAACGGTGCGTCGCCCGCCTCATCCTCGTAGCGGACCAGACCTTTTGCTTCGAGATCGTCTAACGTATCTTCCACATGAGCCTCAGCCTCGTGTTGGTCACTGACCGCGGGCACACGGGGGTCCTCGGATTGCCATAGATCGTGCTCGGCGTCGAACAGGGTGTCGCTGAGATCGGCCTCGACAACGCTCTCCCCGCTCTCGAGAGCCGTAACGAGGTGATGAATATCG